CTTCACACCCACATCCGGAACCGCCGCACCCAGAGCCGCCGCACCCGGAACCGCCGCCATCTTCACACCCGCCGGAACCACCGCACCCAGAGCCGCCGCACCCGGAACCGCCGCCGGACCCGCCGCCATCTTACGGAAGTTCCGTGTCGATGTCATTTCCTCTGGCAAGAGCTGAGCCGCCCCTGGACTCGCCCATATGGGAAATTCGTCTCCAGAGTCGTTTTCATCGCCTCCAGAGTCGCTTTCAAAGTCGCCTTCATTTTTTTTTCGAATGGCTCCCTTGACAAAAGCCGTTGCCCAGGGCGCCATTTGATCACCCTCCCCTCCCGCTGCTCCCGCAACAGGGACCGCCTTATTACCGAAGTTCTGTGTCGTTTTCATTTCCTCCGCGACACGGGCCTTCTCAACACGGGCCGCCTCAGTACGGCGCGCCTCTTCCTTCGTCAGACTCTTGAAAAAGTTTTTTGAAGTCGGATCATTACTCGTAGGGTTCTTAAATTTAGATATTAATAAACGAATCATGCCGTCATCTTTGATCGCTTTAAGATTATCGAATGTACCTGCTATTTTCTTTCTCTCAGTGTTGACGGCTTCCATGGCATTAAGTATGCCGGCATTGTCTCCTCGTATGACGGCGACATCATAATTCAGTAGGGCTTTGTTCAGCATTTCTAACTCCCCCACTACTCCCCCCGCTCCACCGAGTTGATCATAATTATTTTCATTATTATATGTAATAATATACTTCATATATAATTATATATATATTTTTAATTTCCTATATTTATTTTACTATATTTAATTTCTATATGTAATATTTTTAGAATTTTTCATAGTTGATATATGAATTATTTGTAAAAAAGAATTATATAATAATGTATATTTATTGGTTGGTGTAATTGTATAACTGATTATAATGAGAATGATCGAAGGAAATACGTAGACGAAGTCATAATATTTGAATTGATAACAGAAGATAAATAAATATATAATCCTGTAATTTTAAGTGCGAATTACTTTCGGTGGATGATTAATTATACAGACCAATTATTCAATATAAATTTGGTAGTAAATTGTATAAAAACTCGTAAATAACTGCATATATGCTGTTAAAACTATAAGGGATAAAAACAAAAAATGTAATTAAGATTTAGCAGATATGAAAAAAAATATAATATGTAATATATATATGAAATATAATATTACATATTATTTAAAAAAGAAAAAATTAGCATTTTGTTTTTTAATATATGATAAAATAAATCATGAAGATTTATGGAATGATTTTTTAAAATATGTAGATAATTCAAAATATAGTATTTTTATTCATTATAAGATAAATACACCATTAAAACACTTTGAAAAATATAAATTAAATAATTGTATTGAAACTTCCTGGGGCGATTACCGAATTTCTCTTGCTCAAAACTTAATGATAAAAGAGGGAATTAATGAAAATACACATTTTATTTTTTTATCAGGAGCATGTATTCCTTTAAAAAGCTTTGATTATATCTATGATAATTTAGATAAAAATTATTCTTATTTTAATAAAACTCCAGATGTTCAATCATTTCCTAGATGTAATAAAGTGTTAGAGTTTATTGATAAAAGATATATTAAAAAAGCAAATACAAATTCAATAATTAATAATAATCATGCGAGAATAATATTAGATAATGAATATTTAATTAAAAAGTGGTTTTCGGAAATAAATAATGCGGATGAACATTGCCATTTAACATTATTATATTATTTTAATAAAGAGAAAGAATTAAAATTAACACCAAATACAAGTTATTCTGGTGCGACAACATTTGCACCATGGGATGATATGGATGATTATATGACATTTCCAAAATCTATAAAATCAAATTCATACACTTATGATATGATAGGAAAGGACGAATTAGAATATTTAATAAATAGTGCATGTCTATTTGGAAGGAAATTTAATGATAACTGTACAGTTGAAGGAGAGTCCTTAAAAGAGAATGTTTTAAAGAGAATTAATCCAATATTTGGTGGGTTTATTCCTAAAAAGAAATATTTATTATTTTCAAGTGTTTCCAAAAGAAGTAATGAAAAACAAGCAGTAGAATATTGGAATGATGGTGATAGAAAATATGATATTGTATTAGCATATTATAAGGATGATGTCCCAGATAACTGCAATGATTTCTGTTTCAAACGAGAAGGATTTAAATTACCAAATTTTTATTATTTTGCTAGTAATTATGATATTTCAAGTTATGATGCGATTTTTATAGTAGACGATGATATAATAATGACAAGTCAAGATATAAATAAAATGTTTGATATATTTATTGAAAATAAGTTACTAGTTGCTGCTCCATCAATGGATGATAATTCTGATATACATTATTCATTTCAAAAACGTAATAAATTAAAAGATATAACATATACAAATTTTATAGAAGTTGGTACATTGCTTTTAGATAAAAGTTGTATACCAAAATTACTAAATTTATTTAAAGAATCAGGTTCTGGATGGGGTGCTGATATTATAATTCCATATATCATAAAACCAAATAAAAGACAAATGGGGATTATAAATAAAGTATCTTCACATCATCCAAAAATAACAGATATAAATAATTTTACTAAATCGTCTAGTAAATGTTTGAATAAAATCTGTTCAAATAATAAAGTAATTAAAGAAGGGCAAAAGCTATTAAATAAATATAATATATCCGATATACAAATTGAAGTTTATTAGAATTTGTATAAAATTGAATTAAGGATATTCTATTTTATAAATTAGTAAATTAGTAAACCTATAATGAATATTACAAGTATATTTTATAAACATAACGATGATGAATTAAATAGTAATTTAGAAAATAATAAGATCTATGATATTATGATGGAATTGTTCGAATCATATTGTCTACAATATAAGTCATATATTAATAATATAGACTATTTAGATGTAAATAAAATGATATTAGAACTATATTGTTCAGATACAATTAAATTATTTAAGTTATTAAATGCAAAATTAGAATATGAAATAGAAGAATCAAAAAATGCAGATATATTCGATTCGGACGATCAGGAAGATTTAGATGAATTAAAAATAATAATATTAAATATTAATATTATTATTGATTTGATTCCGAGTAATGATTATATTCAAGAGCATTGTGAGAGTGAAATAATTAAAAAATTAAAAGAAAAGAACGATGATTTAAATAATGCAAATAAAATAATAATAACTTTTTTTACTAAATTAAGCAATAATGCGATTGAGTTAAAAAAAAGTATTATTGATATGTGTGATTCGTTAGAAAAATCAACTATTAAATTTAATATAATATTAAGAATAAATACTATAGCAAATGAATTAAAAGAAATAATAAATACAACAACAGATGCAATAGGAAAACAAGATCTGCATAAATTAAAAATTAATATTATTTGGCTGATGGATAATATTAAATATTTGGATGATATAATAATATCAAATAAATATGATATAAATAAAAATAATACTATTTTAGAAAATAAAATTTATAATGGTGAAGAGTTAACAGATAAAGAAAAACTAGAATTAGATGAAATGAATGTTATAAAAATATATAAAAATCTAATTTATGTTATAAATAAAATAGATAGTGTGTTAAAGGTGTAAATAAATTTGATATATTAAAAACAAGATAATACATATCATAAATAGATAATATAAAATATTATTAGATGGTTTATCGGTTGTTTTAATAGTTTCTACATCATATTTTTGCATATAAAATTGGAATACGTCTTCATATGATTTTGTATTACCTGGAATAACTAAATTATGAATATCAATGATCCACATAAATAAATTGTCACGACTAGACAATACTTTTTCTGTTAAAGGATGTTTTTTTAGATGTTTTATATAATTTTTTCTACATTTTTCACATGGAATCATTAAGTGTAAAGATTGGAAAAAAGTCTCTGCAGCTTTTTTTTCTTCATATGTCGGTTCAGTTGAATACCCCATAGCGATCGATTCTAGGAAGAACCATGCATATGGTCCCCATATTTTTGGTTCAAAGTTTTGTCTCATTAATCTAGTAATATATTTTTTTATATAATAAAAAAATCTAATAAATATCTTTAACAACCATATAATTCGATACTGGATTTTTAAATATATTTATATTTAAAATTTTATCTTCTATTAGAAGATAATTAGTTTCTTGTTTATTTGTAAATTTCATTTGAAATATCTCAGATAAATAGGTATTTTCTTCTATAGATTTGAATCTTTTTATATAATCCCATAAAGATGAATTAATTTTCATATATAATCTATTATTTGACCATATCGATTCCAAATAATTAATATTTATAGAAGTAGATAAACTTGAATTATAATCTCTATTTCCCATAACCACTGTAATATTTTTATATATTTTATTTTTTTCTCTATACACTTTGAATGTTGTAATATCATTAATTGTTTTAGTCAAATTAATATAACTACTAATATCAATACTTATTCCGATTAAATGACAATAGATATTTCCTGTTATATCAATAGGAATATTATCAATTTCTAAAATTTTATCTTCAGGTAATAATTTTGTATAATTGTATTTTTTATTACTTCCAATATAAATATTATGATCAATTTCTTCTTTTTTAGTAATATATGTTGATGCTTTATTATTAATTATATAATGTTGATAAAATCCACAAAGTCCGCAAAATATTCCATATTGATCCAATTCCATTAAAATTCTTTTAATAAAAAAGAAAGGTGTACTTGATATATAATTTAATTCATCAGAATAACCATTCATCATTGCGATAATATTATTGTCTTTGTCAAAAATTGGACTTCCACTATATCCTGCCAAATTTAGTTCTGGTCTAGTACCATAATATTTTAATAATTGTGGATATAACATATTAAATTTGCAAAGTCTCATATACTCTATGTTCGTTATTTGTATTTGATTCAATGGATCAATTACAAACAATTGTGTTTCATTATTAATGTTATCAACGTTATAATTTATATTTGCAATATCAATTTTATATTTATCATTAAAATATAAAATATCTGTTACGTCTATAATCATAATATCAATTTCAGGTATACATAATATTGCAGAGTTATTAATTTTAATTCTTTCTTGTTTTAGTAAAATATAATTATTTGTATTTTTATAAATATTATGACAAACAGATATAATATAATTCTTAGTATTATATTGACATAAAACACTATTTCTAACAGTGTCTAAATTTTCTCTAATATTTCCAGAATTAATATCTGTGTCTGATATGATTTTATAGCACGCATCTGGGATCTTCATTTAAATATAATATAAAAATGAATATAATATAATATTATCAATTTTTTTTAATAATTATTTGAATTCCCTTATATCTTAATCTAGCAACAAGAGTGTTAATTCCTGGATAGTTATTTAATACAACATTCATCAAAATTACATGTGGTTCCATAATCTTGCATAAATAAAATCCTACAAGATTATCAATATTATATGCAACATATCCATAATGAAATTCATCTAAATTTAAATTAAATTTTTTAGCAAGTTCTTTTAAATTATCCATTTTTTTAATTGTATCAATATGTATTTTGATCATACTTATAGGTCTTCGAATTAAATAAAGGCCTCCATTTTGTGTATTATCTAATCTTTTCGTATTATTCATAATACGTTTCATTAATATATTAGAGATATTTTTATCTTGGATATTCATATTATCAATTGTAAATTGTTGATCTTTTGAAGTATTTGAATAACTAAAATGATTGATTTTTTTTAATATAAATTCAATATTATTTTGAATATCTTTGTAACTTAAATATTTTTTTCCTTGATTTTTAATATATAATATAATTTGTGGTGCTATATTCAAAATATCACTTTTGGTTAAATTTGAAAATATTAATTTTAAATTTTTTAAATTATCTGAGAGTAAATAAAAGCCAAGTGTCGATAAATTTTTTAAACTACCATATTGTGGTTTAAACTCTTGCGAGTTGTATAAAGAATAAAATTTGTTATCATTAATATAATATATATTTGATATATGACTATAAAAAAATATTAATTTAACTTTTTCAGTTATATTGTCTGGTATAGATAAATTAAGTATTTTTTTTAAATTTTCGATTGAATCTTTCATTTCATCAATATTTAATTTAATTTTCATATATTCAGATATTGATTGTGTAAAAGTAGTTACTATGTTGTTATAATCTAAATCATTTATATTACAAAACTGTATCAATGTTTTATCTAATAATAATTCTTCCTTAATTAATGGTTTAGATAATATATTGTTACTCTCTTTATTAATATTATTAAGTGTTATATTTCCTTTTAAAATAAGTTTAAATAATAGTTCACATGTTTTATAATCATAAAATTTATCTTTTGAAAACTTTACCAAATTTTTATAATTTATTTTATTATTTAATATAAAATGATGTATTTTTTCATATATAAATTCATTTTTATAATTTATTTTATTATTTATTAAATCAAATTTTATAAATTTTATAATATAATCAAAAATATATGAGTAGGAATCAAGGTCAGAACCAATACTTTTATTTGGTGATACGATGGATGTTTCATCCATTAATAATAATCTATATATAAATATAACTTTATTCATAATATGATAATCTTTAGAATCATCCATAATTAAACTTAATGCGACTAATTTAAGATATACATTGTCGTAACCAATATTAATAATTGAATTGATTTGATTAAATTCTAATACTGAATTATTTTTATATAAATTATTAGTACCGGCGTCAATAATTTCTAAATTAATTTTAGCAGATTGAAAAACTTTATTGATATCTTTTTGTTTTAAATAAATAATGTTATTATTTTGATCTATAAATTGTGATGTATTAATATCTCTTTTAAGAATTCCTTCTAATGGATTTATAATATAAAAATGACCAGATATATCTAATAAATTCGAAGAACTAAATCCTGAATAATATGAAGGAAATAAATAATTAAAATATTCTGGTTTTAATTGAGTGTTTGAAGTATTAATAAAAATAATTTGATTATCTGGTTTAAAGTATTCGCGACCTATCTTATACTGATCATAAATAATTTTTCTATTAGGAGAAATGTTATTAATTTCATCTTTAGTAAGTTTCTGCATTGACATTAATTTATATAATATATCAGCATCAAATATTTCATTTTTTTTATTATCATCGTTCGTTAATAAATCCCTAAAACTATCACTAAAGTTTGTTATACTAATATTATATTCCGCTTTTATTTCTTCTCTTGAATTTTGTGGGTACATATGATATATAGTTCCACTTGAAACTCTTCCAACACGCCCCTTTCTTTGTATTCTACTTGCTTCTGTTATTTTTTGTGTTTGGGGTTCAGATTGTAATGTATCATAATTGTATTTTACAATTAATGCATAACCAATATCAATAATATATTTTAATGAAGATATAGTCAATGAAGCTTCTGCCGCATTTGTAGCAATTATACAAACACGTGTATAAGTACCAGGATTTACCTTTGTCGCATCTGCTTTGTCCAAAATTCCAGTAAATATATTTATAACATCGCCTCGATCAAATGTTATTTGTTTAATTTTTTCATTTGCATGTTTACTAAAGTCCTTATATATTTGATTTAGTTTACCATGATATGGTAATGCAATACAATTATTTGGAATTTGTTTGTTTAGTAACTCTACTAAATCTATTATTTTATTTTCTGTGGTTGAAAATAATAATATATCTCCAGATGATGTAGATTCAAAAATAGTTTGAACTCTTTCTATAGCTAATTTTTCATTATCATCATATGTATCTGGCGACGTATCTTCATAAAGTTCGTGAACTTCATGTTGTGTAGTCATCCCGGGCGGAGAAATATGATAACGCCTATCAATAAAATTTCTATCAGTTCCATTATTTAAATTAAACATATTAATTGGATAGGTTAAATTATCATCAATATATCTATAAAATTTACGGAAGATTGGTTCATCGTCTTCCATTGTTGCAGAAATAATCGATAATTTAATATCATTATTATAAAATAATGAATATCTAATAATAGTTAAAATAATATCCATATTTGCATTATGTTCATGAGCTTCGTCAATCATAATAATATCACATATATTTCTATTATTCATTTTATTTGTAGGATTTAATTTATTTTCTTTATTTGTTATTTGTTGTTCTTTTAACATTTGATTTCCATATAATAATTGCAACAATTTTCCATCTGTCATTATACGTAAGAAATAATTAGAATTAATATTAACATGATTATTAGATGAATATGCATATTGTACAGTGCCATTAAATGTTGGAATAGGATTTTTATAATGTTCTTCATAATTTTCAATTGGTATACCCATTGATTTGGATATACCTTTTGCATTTTCTACTACTGGATCGATTCTAGGTGCAGTACAAAATATTTTTCCATTATTTTTATATAATAAACTTTTAAGTCCGTATAAGTATAATTTAGGAACTTGTGTAGATTTGCCTTGTCCGGTAGAGCCAGTAATATACATAACTCTTTGATTAACAAATTTTAAATAAAAATCAATTTGTGATACCCAATCAACTGCATAAAATGTGAACCATTTATCTCCAGTAATTTCCATTTCGCTTAAATAATCAATATAATTATAATTTTTTTGTTTATTTTTATATTCAATTTGAATATCATCCATGTCTTTGTATTTTTTATTATTTGCATAATAATAAGCTTGTTTATATTCTTTTTTTTTATCAGGAGTTAATACATATTTTTTCATATTTTCAGCAAGTCTTTTATTTTTAATTTTATAATCGTTTGTTAATATAGCAGAATCACTAACTTGAGGATTGTATTCGAATTTACATATACATCCTTTTCTAATTAAATTTATAAATGTTAAATCAATTAGTTTACTTTTGATTTTATTATAAATAATTTCAGTATATTTTTTAATTTTGGAAGTGTCGTATTTTATTTTTTTCAATATATTTGATATATTGAACCAGTTTTGTGTATCACCTAATTGATTAAATCTTATTGTAGTTATATATTTATCTTCTACTGATAAACTATCCCATAGATTTGCATATAATAAATTTTCTTCATCATAATAACGACTATTATTTCTATAAGATTTAAATAATAAACTTTTTGCATAATTATAATAATTTTTTGGTGTTAAAATATAATTTTCAGTATCATTTAAATTTATTTTATCATAGCTAAATACCTTTAGTTGAATATTATAATCCGACGAATTAATTACTGCACTATCTTTAAATAACATATAATTATATGGTGTATTCTTTATTGAATTAATTTCTTCATATAAAAATTCATATATAAATTCTGCAGGTACATCTTTAATCGAATTAATATAATCTTCAATTGTTAGAATAACAATGCTATTACTATTTTTAAATATAATTTGACCATTGACAAATTCCAACAATTCTTCGTCTTCGTCGTCTTGAATATTATTTTGTAAATATTTATATAACTTGTCTTTCTTTAATTTGATAATACCTTTATAATGAAGTTCAAAATATGAAACGAATGATATGAATACTCCTTCTAAAATTGTATAATCATAACTTGATATTGAATTTTTATTGGAAACAGCATTTAAAAATAGAGCCCATTTAGTACTAAATGTACTTTGTAAACTATCATCTAATAAATACCATATTTTTTCATTGATGATAGAATCAATGTCGAATAAGTTATGCAATATTTGTATTATTAATTGAATCTTATTATCAATAGAAAATTCAAATAATAACCACTTATTTCTTTTAATACTGAGATAATAATCATTAATAATAGTATTATATACATCTTCTAAATTAATACCATTATATAATATACAACTTGACATAGAATTATTAATAAGTGTATTTATATTTAAAACACTTTCCCCTGTTACTTCATATATTTTAGGCCTATCGATTATATAATCCTTATTATTTAGATCAAGATATAGAGGGAAATTTAATAATATTTCATTATTTTCGGAATCAGTAAACATTATTTTCTGTATTTCTTCATTATATTTCCAACTTGATTTATAAAGTGTTGTATTTTTATATGTTTCGAGTGTAATAGGAAATGTATTTATCCAATTAATATAAAATTTATATCTAATTCTATTAAATATGTCTAAAATAAAATATGCCATGACTTTATAATATTCATATTCAATATTGGTATTTTCAGAGGGTGGAATTGTATTGTTTACACCAATATCTAATGTTTTAATATTATCTTCTTTAATATTTTTAATAGCAGTTATGTGATTATGGTCATATATATAATTGGAAAAATCAGTTTTTTTATTATTGGTAGATTCAATTGTATTTATAAAATTCTTCATATTATTTTGATTATAATTATTATTTTTATCATCAATATATGGTAAAAATAGATTAACTAATGCTATAAAATTTCTATCATTGTTCATGCTAATTTGTTTTAAAAATATATTTAAGTAATCAGTTGTATTTCCAATATGTAGATTTTTAGCCATAATATATAATATATAAACTAACATATCTATTAATAAGGTTGCTTCATCTTTATTATATTTTGGTAAATACTGGTTAAATTTAGTTTTACAATAATTAAATAATATACTTTTTTTAGTTTCTGGTATATCAATCATTAATAAATTAATATGTCTTGAATTTACAAAACTATATAACATTTATATTAATAAGATATATTAATTTATTACATATATTTTTATATCTTATTTAATATAAATGATAACATTGAAAGAATCACACTTTATATTAATATTATTATTAACTTCTTTAATCACATATATAATATTTTCAATTTTCCAAAGCTGTGATGTAAATTGTAAAGTTAATTTTTATAAATATGAAAATTATCATACTACGCAAAAAGAGAAGCAAATACTAAAAAAAAAAATACCGGATATAAATACTGTATTATTTAATACTGTAGAAACAGATAATACTACTTATGCCGGCGATAAGACATCTGCACATAGTGGAAGCATACAAGGTAGTGATATACATCAGTCAGATGAGGATATGTATATAAAAAAATTATTTAATATTAACACATAACAATATGTGTTTTTCCTGTAATAATTGCCTCTCCTGGTTTACTACCAAATGAAACATTCTTGCATGTAGTCCATGTAACATTTACTGTTTGTTTTGTATATTTACTATTTTCCTTACATAATACGGCAGCATATCTTATACAATCCTTCCAATTATTATGTGATTTTTTTAATTTACTTAACGATAATGATAATATAACATAAGGAGATGATAATTTATCTAAATGAAACCAAATCCAACTTTGCTTTGAAGATTTTAAAACATCCCAGTTATCATTCGCATTTTCACCAATAATATATTCAATACCTTCATTTTCTATATATTTCATTTAATATATTAAATAAACGATGCTTAAAATCATATTAATTTCATTCTAAACATGTTAAATATAAAATAATAGACCATTATATATGTTAAAACAAATAGGACAAGATAAAACAATTAGATTTTTAATATTCTTTTTCGTATTTTTATTTATTGCAATGATACTATTAAGTTTGAATGGTGATATATCTCATAATGAAAAGAAAAGATATAGAGAACCTCGATTTTAAATATCTATTTAGATATTTATAAATATATATTTATAATGAGTATAAATATATATTTTACAAATTTTACAGAAGAAGATTTTCTTTCAAAAACTGCAAAAATAAGAATGAAAAAATTAATTAAGGATTCAATTACATTAGACGATCAGTCAAAATTCGAAGAAATTAAAACAGATCTAATTATACGCTGTTTAAAAACTAATCCAGGTCAAGATATATCATTAAGTTATTCATTAGACGAAAATGATTTTAAATTAGTTCTATTAAGAGACGTTAAAAACATAGATGAACGAATTACGACAGATATGATACATGCATATGATAAAGCCAAAATTACATTTGGTATGAAAATTCCAAATCCAAATGAAATTATAAATGATATAGATAAATATGTAAATCAAATATTTCAATATATTTTAAATTTAAGTAAAAAATGTTCTACTAAAGAGAAGTTATTTGGACTTTTAGATAATGACTATATCAATTATGTTCAATTAGTTTGTGGTTTTCATTATAAAGAATATATCGATCAGTTTTTTCAAAAAATCAATGTTATGACGGATAATACATCTGATATACCCGAATTAATTAAATCAACACCACCGATAATAGTTCAAGAAAAAGATTTAAATCAAAAAACAGTAGAAGCTTTAAATGATTCAGAAGATGAAAATAGTACAATTCATTCAGATGATAATATAATTAATTCAGATGATTAGTATAAATGTAGATGATATATTTAAGTAATAATAATTAAAATACTTAAATATATATAATATAATAATATATAATGGTAAATTACCAATGCTATAGACGTGGTTACACCATATTAAATAAAACCAAAATAATAAAAAATGTACTACGTATTACGCCATGTACATGTAAAGAATATCAAAATATAATACGAACGAATATAATAGCAGAGATTACCGCAAAAAACAGTATTACGATACCATCAAATTATAATATTTTTAAAGGTCCATAAATACATATTGTTTTTTTGTAGATGATATATATTTAAGTAATAGTTACTAATATATTATTAATAATAATATATGAGTAAAATCATTTATGACCCTATTCATAAATATATGAAATTAGATTCCATATTATTAAAAATAATAGATACGATTGAATTTCAAAAATTAAAAAATATAAAACAACTTGGTTTATGTTATTATGTATTTCCTGGTGCATCTCATAATAGATTTGAACATAGTATAGGTGTTGCATATTTATCAGGATTATTAATTGAAACTCTACAAATAAATCAACCAGAATTAAATATAACTAATAGAACTATATTACTTGTTAAAATTGCAGGACTTGTACACGACATTGGTCATGCATGTTTTAGTCATTTTTATGATCATTTATTTTTAAAAGATAAAATACCAGATTCAAAATATAAGGAACATGAATATAGATCATGTCAATTATTTGAGTATATCGTTAATAAATATAAAATCGGATTAACATCGTCTGAGATTAATTTTGTCAAGCGTTTAATAGATCCATTGGAAGATGATACTACATATATATATCAAATAGTAGCGAATAAGTTAAATGGTTTGGATTGTGATAAATTTGATTATATAGCGAGAGATACATATAATATTGGTTTAAGTTATTCTTTTGATTCATCAAGATTGATAAAAGAGGCTCGTGTTATAGATAATATAATTTGTTTTCCGAAAAAATGTTATTTTGATATATCTGATTTATATTATACGAGGTATAAATTGCATAAACAGATATATACACATAATGCTGTTAGAAGTATTGAATATATGGTTTTCGATATAATTAAAGAATTAGATAAAGATATAAATTTCATTGAAAAGACCATAAATATGGATCAATTTCATTATTTAACTGATAATATATTAGATTTATCATATTTTTTTAATAATGAAAAAGCAATGGAGATATATAATAATATTAAATTAAGAAAATTGTATAAATTTGTTAATGAGGTACAGGAAGATAAATTTGATTTAGATGGTTTTCGTAAAAAAATAGATGATTTGGAATTAAATAATATAGTAATTATAGATAAAATTCGATTAAATTATAGCATGGATGAAAAGAATCCTCTAAAGTTTGTAGAATTATATGAAGATGTTGAAATTATAAATAAAGATAACTTGTCATTTTTATTTCCTCAAACATTCGAAGAAAAAATAATTAAATTTTATATAAAAGATAGAGTTATATACAATGATATATATAACTTAATAGAATTATTTATAAAATAATATATATTATATATTAATGCAAACATTAGTATTTGAAAGTATTTTAATTGGAACTATTACATCAATATTAGGTAATTTAATGATTAAGATGTTACTCAAATTTAATTCTGTTGAAAAAAATGATAGTTTAAAACTAGTAATAAATAGTTATAAAGATACATATATAATTCCAATTGCTTTATTTTTTACAGGTATATTGATACATGTTTTATTAGAGTATATTGGGTTGAATAAATGGTATTGTGAAAAAAAATGTATTAAAGATAAATGTAAACTTGTTTGTGAAAAAGTATTATATTAATTTATATTCATGTATAAATTACCATCGGTTGTTTGAAATACTTTTCGTTTGTCTAGTGCATTTGTAATAATATTATAATTTCCATAACCATCTTGACTATTTGCAATAGTATATTTTTTTAAATATTCATTACTAACATTTTTTGAATCAATCGCTTGGTTAAAAAGATGTTCATTTAAAAATAACACGTTTTTATCTGATCTTATTGTTTCAACTGGGTCATTACGTCTATTATATCTTATAATAAATGATATTATATAATAAAATAATACAATAATTAATAAAATAATAATGACTCCGATAGTATTTTTGAGTAATACATCTGGTGGCATTCTTTTAATTTCATCTTCAGGATCTGATATCTCTTTCATATATATATAATGTAAAAAATAATTAGTGATAAATGGTATATATAATTGGATATATGAAATATCTAATTATAAGATATAATAAAATAATATTTATACTAGTAGTAATAAATCCAAATGTATATTTCTTTAGGTTTTTTTGATTTAGTTCTCGCTGTGTTGGTTCTAAATCTATAACTTCTGCCATATATAATTAAAATAAAATTATTATTTTAATTATTATTTTGATACTATATTCGAATGATTATTTGGTGTAATAGTTGGAATAGTTGGAATAGTTGGAATAGTTGGTATAATACATGTATTGGAATGTACTTTATTTGAAATATTTAGTTTATTTATATAATCTAATTTATTATTTTTAATTAAATCATTACATGGTTTAGATTTATATTTATTATATCTAAAATTATTGAATATTGAAAATATATAATTCATTGTATATTTGATAATATTTTAAATATTTATATGTCGCATTTAATATGCTCATTTTTTTTATGAACATTACCAAAATAATTTAATTTACAGTCAATTGCCGATTCCTTGAGTGCTAATTCAAATTTTGATATAATTTTACTTTTATTATATGCCATATTGAGAATATATTTATCTATTGTCATTTCATCATCTGGATGATCAGATATGTATAAATATATATCGACATAATTATATTTTTTAGGTAAATCTTTATGTGAACAAAAACGAACAGCTCGCCCAATTACTTGATTTAAACGAGACCAATTCCAATATGGTTCTAATATATGTACTTCAGATACTCTCAATAATGATATACCTTCTTTGATAGCCGGTGATCCTAAAATAATATGAAGTTTACTACCATCTGCATTATCCATTTGGTTATATACATTTTTAATTTCTTCCTTCATTTCATGTTTTTCATCTCCAGTTAATAAAGCAAATCTTTTTACTCCTTCGCCGAAATCTTTATAATTTTTAAATTTATGATATTCCAGTACTTTAATAAAGGACTTTAGTCCTCCATATTCTTTAAAATTTGAATATATAAAAACAGGTCCTTCGGATTTTTTAATTTGTTTTAATATTTTATAAAATTTAATTGAATATTTTTTTAAATTTGACATTAATAACTTATCATTATCTAATAAATTATAACCATCTTTATTTATTCCTTTTTTTGGAAATGCAATATTTGAAATAATTCTAGAACCTATAAAGAAATTATTAGGTAAAGTTAGGATATCACCTGTTCGGAAAGGGCCTTCATCTGTTGCAACTGTTTTATATGATTTGTATTGATAATCACTCATAGTACATTTAATAATATTTATATTTGCTTTTGGAAATGCAACGGGTGGTGCTCCTCTATAATATGATACATATCCTTTTGCTAAATCTTTAAATTTATCTAAATTAATTGGTTTATATTTAATTTCTCCTGATTTTAACTTTTTAGTTTCCAAAAACATATCATTAAATTTTACACCAATTGGAAATTCTTTTGATAGTTTAAGTAAATTTAAAGTTAGACCTATTTCCAATGGTTTATCAAAAATAGGCGTACCACTGAGTAATACAATTCTTAAATCATTAGGTGCTTTGCGAATTGCTTCATATATCGTTTTATAAAAGGTACCATGTTCTGATACAACATTTTGGACTTCGTCTATTATTAATATTGTATTATCTAACTTTATACGTTTTTTTTGTAGTTTTTCAACAAATTTATTATAACTTAATATAGTATAATATTTATCTATTTTTTTATTAACTTTTTTTATCATTTCAGAATATTTAACCGATATAGGACTTAATTCATTTAAAACATTTCTATCATCTGGTTTTAAGTATTCTTCGCCAGCACATTCACTATGCAATTCTTTATAAAAATTACCCATCAATGATGCAGGAGTTACAACTAATACATTTTTAGTTTTTTTAAAATTTTCTGCTATTGAAATAGCAGCACATGTTTTTCCTGCACCAATCTGATGAAAAAGTAATAGTCCTTTATATGGCGTATCTGTATTCATAAATTCTTTAACAAATTGTTGCGGTATTTGTAATTTAAACTTTGGTGGATAACAAATATCATCCAAGGTTAAATCTTTATCTTTAATTTCATAAGGTTTAAACATTTTTCTAATTTTTTTATAAAAATCATCACTATTAATCTTAGGATATTTAGTCATCTTATAACTATTTAGATAATTAATATACATATAAAGATTTATTTAATTATATATTAATTTTTAATCCATAATGATCTGACATTATAAATTCCTTCTCTAAATCAAAACTTTTTACTTCTATATTTTTAGTATAAGTTCTGTCAATTCTACTCCTAATTTTATTATTTAAAAAAGGATTTTCTACTCCATCATATGTATACTTATTCTCTTTTGTATTATCTAATTTCAAATAGGCATCTTCAAAATCTCGTAAATTTAATTGAAGATCATTTTTTGGTGTTAAATTCGTATCTCCAATTAAAAATACTTTATCATTAATTGATAATAATTCGATAGAATCGTTAAATTGATCTACCTTTGTATTTTGTAATTTGCCAAATTCAGATTCTAGATGTGTTGTAACAAAAGTGATATCATTTACATCTGCTTTGAGTAATCCACGTCGCATTCGTGTATTTTTAAATTTGAGAATCTCTCTATTTTTTAATTCATATTTTGATATTATACATGTACCGTAAAAATCATCTTCTAAATCGGTATGTATATGTGGATATTTTTCTTGTAGTGTTTGATATATGTAAGCTAATACACATGGTATTACTTCTTGTAAAAATATAATATCATAATCATTTTCTAATAAATATTTTGTTAATATTTGAGTTCTTTCATGTCTTAAATAATCACTAAACCATACATTCAAAGAAAATAGCTTCATTCTATTGTATATTATAATAGACTTGTATACAATAAAATGGATATTCAATTTTGCAATATTCGTAAAAAAATGAAAAATCAATATTCTACTCCATGATATATATTTTTAATTAAGTAATATGATCGAACTACTCTCGTTTATAAGCATAATAGTGCATATATCTACTATATATTGTATTTATATTTTATATAATACATATATTGAGTTAATAGCAGTATTTACGTCGGAAAAGAAAGGTTTTATTAAACTTGTAAATAAAACAAATATGAAACTAAAAGAAGACTTTGAAACATTAAATCAAAAGTTAAAAGCATTGCAAATGAACTTAGATAAATCAGTGAATGATACAAATGATAGAACCAAAGAGATATCTAATAAATTAATAACATTTTCAAAAAAAAATAAAGAACTCGAAACATCAATAGATGTTTTGAAAGTTTCTAATTTTGATTTGAATATTAATATTGATTATTTAAAAGAAAATAATATAGTCGAACTAATAGATTTATTAAAAGAAAATAAATTACCTGAAATGATAAACAGATTATCTAATAATATATTACAGAATCTTATGTCTTTAAAAGATACAAGATTTGATGAAATATCAGATAAAATCAATTATAATTTTGTAACATATAAAACATTAACAGATGCAAGATTTGTTGAAATATCAGATAAAATAAAAGAAAATTTTGTAACAACTAAAACATTAACAGATGAAAGGTGCGATGAATTATCAGGTAAATTCAACGAAATGTTTGTAACAACGAAAACATTATCAGATAAAATGTTATGTAATATTAATTTTATAAATTCAAGTATTATAGAAAATAATAAGTTAATTTTTGCTAATATGCAAACCGAAAGTAAGAAAACAAATAGTAAAATTGCTAACATAAAATATAGATTAAACTATTTACATAAAGATGTAGAAACTTATTTGGATAAAACGCATATGCTAGTAGGGTTTCAACCTGGAAGTGGAATGCCAATATTTGTTTTAAGAAAAAATGAATACGGTCAAGTACCAATGCGCCAAGAAGTAAGCGATTATTGGAATTCTCACACACGTGCAAATCAAATGATTATATACCAATATCCGATTGAACAAGTATCTCCGGATCTAATTGAACAAGTATCTCCGGATCTAATTGAACAAGTATTGGTTAATTAATGCTTTGCATGAATAAATATATTAATAAATTTTTCTTAATATATTTAAAGTTTATTTAATAAATTTTTAACTATTAACTCGTCTTCTGGATTAGTTAATCCTATTATTTTATTTTGAATTTCAAAAAATTTCATATCCATTTTCTTTTCTTCTATTAATTGATTTAAATTATCTGGTAATAAACATTCTGTTTTTGGATCTTCACTATTATCTTTTTTAAATTGTAACAATATTTCATTCAATAATAATAATACATCATATTGTAATCCAATAAAATTTACATTTGCTAAATCATTCATTAATTCTGGATTATTTAATTTAGATATTTTTAACATCTCTTTCATACCACATACTTTATCATCATCCACCATTATAATTCCTCTATTAACATCCCCTTCTTCTGGCATAGTATTAATAACTGGTAACCCACCAATTATATTTATATTTAATTCTTTCATCATATTATAACCAGTTTCAAATGTTGTTTCACCATATATATCATCACCGTTTAATAGTATAAATGAATCATCTATTTTACCTATTAAACTACAAATTGCATCTGTTGTGCCCCATGGTCTAGTTCTAAATGTTCTATCATATGTTTGTTCTACGTATAATACATCTCTGTCTTTATATTTGTCTTTAAAAATATCTCGAAATAAAGATTCTGTTTTAGAATTAGTAATGAAGATTAATTTACTAAAGTTTTGTTTAAGAGCTTGATTTACTGAATATTCTATTAATGTTTCATTATTTGGCCCTACTTTTGCCAATTGTTTTGGTCTTCCACCGAAACGAGAGGACATACCTGCAACCATATAAACTATTGCTACCATATATATTAAAAGATATATTAATATATTAGTTATTTATTATTATTTTTAGATCCTTTATTGAACTCATATAATTTAATAAAATGTTGTAAATGTTTTTTTTCTAAACATAAATCATCAATACAAAAATCTTGTATTGAATCTGGTAAAGTTCCAGATGGACCATTAATACCAGCAGGGCCATCTGGACCTGCTAATCCAGGAGGCCCACTAGGGCCTGGTGGACCCTCTATTCCGGAAGGTCCCTGTATACCCGGAATACAATCTTCAGAACTAGAATCAATATCGAGTCCTTCTATTAAAGGTTTTTTATTTTTTACATAATTTCCATCAATTGTATAAAAACTCATATATATAATATATAATATATATAATTATTTTGTATATTTTTAATTTATTAAGTCTCTCTAAATTATTGTATCTGGTACAATAATTTGTATATTACTATTATCTGGTACAGCAGTATCTGGTACAGCAGTATCTGGTACAATAGAATTTTTTGTTGTATAATTTTTACTAAAATCATACATATTTATGAAATATTTTAATTGGTCATCATTTAAACATACTCCATCAATACATAGTTGACTTGCAGCAGTTCCAGGAGGTCCTTCGGGACCGAAAGGTCCCTGCAATCCTTGAGGACCCGTATAACCCATATTTCCTTGAGGGCCTGAAGGACCTGATGGACCTTGTGGACCTTGGGGACAACTTGGATCGAATCCTTCTAAAGAATTTTTATTTGATAAATTATAAATATCTATAAAATATTGTATATGATCTCTATCTAAACATATATTATTACTACCTGTCATACAATATCGACTACCTTGAGGGCCCTCTGGGCCTCTTATACCTTGTATACCTTCAGGTCCTGGATTTCCCATAGGACCTTCGGGACCTGGGGGTCCTTGAGACCCCTGTATACCAGGTGGGCCAAAGCGTACCATAAAATAATCATGTATAGATGATGGATTTTTACCATTATCTTTAAGATTATGATATAAGTGTTTTAATACTTCAATAACTAATTGTTTTTTATTATCATTATTATTTACATAGTTTCCTATTTTAGTATATAAATTAGGATAATTAATTTTATTATCTGGTACTGTATCATGTATTGTTGGGTTTAGAGCCTTAATTCGATCTTCTTCTATAGCAGCATCAGTTAGACCTATCATGATGCGATTATCAACATTATTCGTGTAGACTCCATCGTTGGGATCTTCAACTCTATCTTTAATTATTTTAATAGCTTCTATTGCATCTTCACGTATAATACCAAAATTATTTACTAACCTATCTGCTGCTAAAAGTATTATTTCTTGTTCTATTGCAGACCCGGATACTGCGGGATAAAGAGATTTACCATAACTAATTATTTCTGTACTATTGTTTATATAATTATTGGTATTGGTATAATCACATTCTTCACGTCGTCCGGACATTGTTTTACTACATTGTTTATAATCTTTAATTTGAGATATTTTAATTTCTTTTGATGTATCTAAATCTAGTGTAATATTATCACGTGATGTAAATATAAAAGCATCCTCCGTTTCACTAAAGTCAAATTCATACCAAACTGTATTACTCAATTTTTGTATTTCATCATCAACTTTTAATATTAATCGTAATTTTCTATCTCTACTACTATTTTTAATATTATCTAAAGTATCTTCTAATGGTAAATTTATAAATTTAATTTCTGTTTTAGAATTATTTATAGTAATGTTTACATTAGATGCATTATTACTTATAATAACGGGCGTATAGCTAAACCCTTTTTTATAATTTCTTCCACTACCAGTATCAAATCCTTCTATTAAGGATTTTTTAATAAATCTTCCGTCAATTGTATAACTCATATATATTAAATTATATATTTATTTTAGTAATAAAGATAAAGCAATTGCATGGATAAAGATAAAGCAATTGCATGGATAAATATAATGGTTTATTAAATATAAACCATTATATTTATCCATATAAACGTAAAAATCTATAAATTTTGTAATCACTTAATTTAAGATCATATATAAAAAATGGATAATCTGTATCATTAATATTTAAATTGAATTTGAATACTTTTTCAATTCCTATTACATCTCCAAATGTATGTGTTTTTATAAAACTGGAGAACTGTTCAATACTTTCACTTTTTGTATATGTTGTTTGATCAATAAAAATATTAGTTTCTTGTTCTTTATATTGAATAATATCGATATTATTTTTAATAATATCTGTATTATTTTTATTAGTTTCGTTTTCATAATATATATAATTTTCAAAATCTGGTTTTGTGAATAAAGCATGTAAGAAATTTTTAGCAAATGTTAGTACATCCGCTGTATCATAGGTATTTGGAGCAATATTATTATTATTAATAGATATTTCAAATGGTATATTATATAATAGTGCATTATTCAGTGAAAGTTTTTGTGTATCTGATAAATTTATCATCATATATCTATAAGTTTGATTATTATCTATTTCCATATCGATTAAATACAACTCAAAGGACCCATATATATCAAATTTACTAATAAACCCTTCTATAATCTTAGTTGTTTTGTAGATACCTTGTACTGAATAATTATCCCCGAATCCTTCAATTACATTTGGTTGAAAATTTACCATTATAGAAAAAGCGGAGTTTACTTTTGTAATATTAGGTATATTAATAATATTATTATTAGTTAATAATATTTTAATTTGTTGAACTTTGTCATAATCTGCATATTCATTTAATTTAGTTCCTAAATCTTCTTTATAAATATATTTTGTATCTAAATTTTTATTTCCTTCTAATAATTTTATAATATCCTGTACATCACTATATAATATATATTTTTTAATTGCATTTATATTATATCTTTCTAATTTTTCTAAATATTCATCTAATATAATAAGTAAATTATTAACTGTCATTTGTTTAGTAATTATATATGGTTCACTGATTTTACTCGATACTTTCTTTTGTTGATCTTTTATTTCAGAACATACAGGACAAGGACGAGATATAGGACATTGGAATTTATCACATATTGCACATGAATCACATTGTTTTGGGGGTATCTGGTCTGGGCATTTTAATTTTGGCTTTTCCTCTTGTATATTTCTTTCATTTGATAAACATAATGCACCTAAACATAAATCTAAATGTTCTATAATTTGATTTGTTTTAAATGATGTTCCATCCGATTTATAAATATAAGACATATATATATTATATTTATTTTAATTTATTGAATGATTTATTAAATTTAAAGTATGTATCTCTACATTCATTCATAGGATCGTCTAATGTTTTATTTTTTGTAATATGATCAAACGATTCTCCATTTAATTGTCTTAATATAAAATTTAATGAATAAACACCACATTCTGAATTTTTATATTGATGTCTACTATGATTATAATCAACATTAATTTTATTTTCTATTTTATTTTTTTTATTAACTTTCATATACGAGTCCGAACAATCTAATTCACTACACGTATCATTGCAGAATTCTTTATTATAACACCATTTACTTATTTTTTTAACGAGATCTCTAACACGGCTTTCTGGTCTTTCACCATATGAATCGAAATAATTAATAATGTTTTTATCTAAATCGGCATATAAAGAAACCCAATGAGACCCGCTTTGCCAATGTTCATCTAAATTAAATACAATGCCTATTTTTTTTATACCTGATTCATATTCTTTAGTAAAATCTAAATCTTTAATTCCTAAAAATGGTAATTTATTAAAATCCATTGGGACGGCACCTAAAAATTTAAAATCTGTATATTTTTTTTCATATTGCTCCATGACATCATTTATATGGTTTGTACTAAGCCATTCAAACTTCCCTGTTGGTCCATTTGGACGAAATGAATGTTTTAATATATCTTTATCCTTCATATGTTTTACAAAATTCTGTTTTAACCAGCAAATTTGATTATCACATATACCTTCTAATCGAGTTGTTAATGCATATAGTAAATGTTTTTTTTCATCTTTAATTTCTATCTTATCGCTTTTTATCTCTCCCTTTTCAACAAATTTATTAAATGAAATTGCCATTTTTTTTAAATCTTCTAATGTAAAACAACTCCCTTCGCTATAGTTTTTATTTGGAGCACACTTATTATCCTGATTACTCATTTATATTAGTATATATTTTATTTATTTAGTGTATAAAATAAAATTACCCTCTTTTACTTCTCCAATTTTAATAACATCCTTGTCATAAATAGTCCCCCCTTCTTTATTTTCTATAAAACATGTTTTTCCATCTACTTCTATTTTTTCTAAAACATTTGTTTCATCTTCTAATTCAATTAAATTATTTTTAATTTCTGCTGATTCTGAATCAGATCCATCTTCAATTAATTGATTTTTCTTGCTGTTTTTCTTAAAGTTTTTCATATAATTTTTAATATAATTTTTAATATATTTTTCATGCAATTCATTATAATCTAATTTATGTTCTGTTGAAATTTTAAGTAATAGCTCTTCTTGGCATTTTACTATATCAACAAGATAAGCTTTTTTAAAACTTTCTATTTTTTCATCAAACTCCTTATTATGTGAAATTCTTAATTTCTCTAATCCTGCTAAATTAATATCAAGCTTCATTTTATTATATATTAATGATACTAACGCTTGAAATAAATTTTGCAATTTTTTTAAGCCTAATCTATGCCAATTCTTTATATATATTGAAGAATCTCTTATATGTGTAATTATATAATATTTTCTGATTAAAGAAATTTTCTAAAACTGATTTAAATATTATTTATTATTATTATTAAATGAGTTTAATTTTTAATAATAATGAATATAATAATATTTTAGAAAACATAAATAAAAATAAAGACAATAATAAAGATAATGAATGTGCAATATGTAGAGATCCATTATTAGTTGATACAATTGATTTAAATTGTAAACATAGATATCATACAGAATGTTTACTTAATTCATATGTAAAGTATGAAAGTAAAAAATGTCCTCTATGTAACGATCATTTTTTAATAGATACATATAAATCAACGTGTATTAAAACAATGAAAGATAATAAAATATGTAATAAGTTATGTTATAATAATGAACATCTTTGTAAAATACATATTAAAACATATCTAAAAGAGTTAGAAAAAAATAGTAATAAAACGGATAAAACTAAAAATAATAAAGTGCAAAAATTAATTAAGTCTAAGAAATTAAAGTTAGAAAAATTAAATAAACAAGTGAATGATATGCAGTCAGAAATTACATTGTTAGAGCGAAGTTTAATAGATATCTAATAAATATTGAAATTGTTAATTTAAAGAGATAGAAATTAATAGTTTTAAATGAATGAAGAAATACAATTAGAATTTCTCAAAGATCTATTAAAAGATATATGTAGCAATAATGACATATTATATGAAGACATATCCTCTATAAAAGATCATGTTATATTAACAATGGATATGGTTTTTGATAATATAAATATGGAAATAGTAAATTATAATTTAATGAAACTATTAAAATTTTCATATGAATATAATAATGATTACTCTGGTAAAGTTATTTATAATAGAGAGAATGTAATAGTCCCAGATAGTTTTAAAGATATTGTAAACCATGTAGATTTTATTGCAAATATACCTCAACCTGAACAAAGAACACAAGAGTGGTTTGATATGCGAAAAAGTATGATTACGGCAAGTTGTGCTGCGCAAGCTATTGGCGAGAACCCGTATTCTGGTCAAAAACCAGATGATTTAATTTTAGATAAACTCAATCTAGGGCCACCATTTTTAGATAATAAATTTGTGCACCATGGTAAAAAATATGAAGAAATTGCAACAAAAATATATGAACACACATATGATATAAATATAGAAGAATATGGATTAGTACCACATATTGCCCAACCACTGGTGCCATTTCTTGGTGCAAGTCCAGATGGTATAGCAAGTAAGTTTTCTCTGTCAAATAATTTTTCTCCAATGATAGGTAGAATGTTAGAAATCAAATGCCCGTATGTTAGAAAAATAAATACAAAGGGTGATATTGATGGTGAAATATGCCCACATTATTATCATTGTCAAGTTCAACAGCAATTGGAATGTTGTGATTTAGATTATTGTGATTTTTGGCAATGCACATTAAAAGAATTCTTTTCTAAAGAAGAAATGTTACAAGATGATTCAGATACTAATTATAGAGAAGAACAAGATGAAATATTAAATGTACCTGATAATTGCAAACAGGGATGTATAATTCAGTTGTTTCCAAAAAATAAAATTAATAGATTTTGTTTATTTGATTCAAAATATATATATCCAGATAATATTGATATGTCAGTATATGAGTATGATCAATGGCTTCTAGATGAAATAACCCATCTTAAAGAAAGACATCCTGTATTAATGAAAGATTATGTTTTTGATAGTGTTTTGTGGTGGAAATTGACCGTCTGTCATAATGCCAAGATTAAAAGAGATAAAGAATGGTTTAATTCGAAACTACCATTATTTAAAACACTATGGGATAGAATTGTATTATGTCGAAGTAGCAATCAAGAACTAGAAAAGTTTGTTAAAGAATATAACGATAAACATAAAAGAAAGAAAGATGTTGTAATTAATACTGAAAAATCAGAGTTGCTTTTTGTTGATTCTGAAACAAGCGACGATATAGAAAGTACAAAAAAAGAAAGTACAAAAAAGAAAGTTAATAAAAAAGAAGAGAAGAAATCGGTATTATTTCCTGATTCAGATTCAGATTCAGATTAATATATTTTATTCATAATTATATTGTTTATTATTTATATTATAACTCAATCTACTTATTCCGATAATATCACTTTTAAATGAATCATAGTTAACTATTTTTGCCGAATTTAATTTATCATTATTAAAATCTTCTAATAATAAATTTTTTATATTATTAGTATTTTCATTATTGCAAATGAAATATCTACTAATAAACTCTTTTAATTTAATTTCTTTTTGTATTTTTGTTAGTTTATTCCATGGTTTTCTGAATATATACTCATCTATTTTTGCTAATCGTTGATCTATATCAGACTCAAAAATATTTAAATCTTTTGGTTTTTTATCAATATTATTAAAATAAATAACTAAATCATTAATTTTATTTAAATAAAATTGATCTGTACAATCTTCTTTTGTAAATTCAAGAAACTTTAATCTATTTGATTTTATAATATTATCAATTATTTGAGTATCTTGATCCATTTTAATAAAAATATATCTAATGGTTTAAGTATTTACAATTTCAATTTATCGACTATTTATATCGAGAAATATTGAAGCTTTCGGGAATGTATCGGAGTTTCACATCCGTGAAGGTATAAAAAAAATTGAAAATATAATATTCTATTGATATATATATTATTTTTCATTACTACGTCATGGCAAACACACGTAGTTCCGGGCTTGTCCCACCCACTGAAGAAGTACACATTACTGCCCTGATTGATACATCCGGTTCTATGTGTGATCTAAAACATGCACTTGAAGAAGGTATTGGAGTATTCTGCCAAACTCAGAATGAAGATGCGAATAAGGAAAATCGCACTGATACTACTCATTTCACATTAGTATTTTTTAACACTAATTCTAGTATAGTATATCAAGGTCTATTGAAAGACCTTGATATTAAAAGCATTGTTGTTACTCCTCACGGAATGACTAGACTTTATGACACAGTAACAGATTCTGCATTGGATTTAATTCGCAAAAAAACCAAATCCACACGCGATGTTTCTTTGCCAAAGAAATGCATGCTTGTTATTATGACAGATGGTCATAATACATCTGGAACACCAACTCCTGATAAGATGAAAGAGACCATCGTAGAAGCACGTAGACATGGTGTAATATGTACTTTTATTGCCGCAAATCAAGATGCGCAGGATGTTGGAGATGATTTTGGATTTGGTCGCGATGGTTCGTTGACTTTCAGCCCAGATCCACGTACAACAGTGAATGCATTACGTGCTGCAAGTAGTGGGGCATCTCGTGCTTTAAGTCAAGGACATGCTCCTACATATACTCCACTTGAAAGACAATCATCTCAAGCATGTTCTCCCCCCCACAAAAGACGTCAAGATGGAATTCCCGATGATTTCATAGGATTCATTAATCCGGCGGATTTAGATTCGGATTACACTGATACATTTGGACCGGGAAATGTTGGATTTGGAAGGAAACGTACCAAATTAACAAGATCTTAAGAACTTGTTCTTTTTTAACCATTTGGTTAAATTCATTTATTAAACATTGATTGCATAAGTAAAATTATATTTTTGCATAATAATTACCACTTGGATATCTACAAGATGGGCATTTATATGAATTATTTTTTAACCAATCAGTTATTTCTTCTTCTAAAAAAACATGATTGCATGGTAATACCATAATCTCATTATCATCTTCTAAAGTTTCTAATGTGATCATACATTTTATATTTTTATATTTTAATTCATTATCAAGTTCTAAATATTTACATCTTCTTAATTTATTAAAACTTTCATTTGTTATAACGACTGGAATATCAACATTCTCACTTGGTGGAACATTAAATCTATTAAATAGATTATCTGTTGCTTCAATATCATTTAAATTCATATCTAAACTATTTGATAATGATAACATCGAATTAAACATTGTATTATATGTTGGAGTTATATTCGTCACAGGCTGTGTTCCTGAAAATAATGTTCGTATATATTCATATGATGGATTATTTAATTCGTCATTCGTTGGAATAAAAAAAAATGATTGGGATAATTGTGCATTTGTATATGGGATTTCTGGTGCATTTATATATGGGATTTCTGGTGCATTATTATCATTATTATCATTATTATCAGATGACAATGATTCTAAATCATCGGTATCATCTGTATATATGTCATCATCGTTTTCATCGTCGTATTCATCCTCGTCATCGTATTCATCTTCATCATCCGAATCCAAAATAGAATTATTTGGATGTTGTTGATTATTATTTGTATGTTGTTGATTATTATTTGTATGTTGTTGATTTAGTAGTAAAGTATTTATTGAACTATTTATATTTGCATTTGGACTTGTAATTAAATTAATTATATTAATATTGATTCCTTCTATAGGGTATAAACAATAATATGTCATTAAGATGGTTCTAATACTAGAATATGACATATTATCAGCTTGATGTAAAATATTTCGAACAGCAAGTAATATTCTATATATATTACTTGTTTCATTTTCTAGTTCTAATCTTATTGCAGTTATTCTGTCAATTAAATTATAATCAGTCATTTTATATATATATTTATCTATTTATTATATATTATGATTTATAACTATTTAAATTTAGCTGATTCACATAAAGTATTTATAGAATGTATATTAATAATTTTTGTATCAATATTCTTATTCAATAAGTTAAATATTTCTATGAAGGGAATATTGGGATTCTTTATAGGTATTATTTTTGCTTGGTTTTATTATGATAAGATTGTATCTATAAAACAAAGCAAAAATAATAATATAGAGGAAATAAAGAAGGAAATATATATACTAAAACCTTTAAATAATGAAAATGAATTAATTTTATTTTATTATAATAACAAAACTTTAATTAATTATGATGTAATTAATTTTTATGAGTCAGTAAATAATGCAATTGCATTTATTGAAGTTTATAATAGAATAATGATGGATACTCAATTAGCATATTATCAATACGATATATTAGAAAAACATATGATTCTATGTCTAGAACATTATAGTAAAATTGAATTCAGTATATCAAATCAAAAAGATATTAATAAATACTTAAAATATAATCTTGATAATCTTAATAAGATTCTTAGTAAATATATGAATAAAGTAATATTGCACTTAAGTAAAAACACCACTACAGATATATTTACTAAGAAGCAACCTCTAAATCCTAAAGTGAAAGAGTATAATAAATATGATAATATTATTTAAAAATAACAGCATATGATATTATAATGGATTATAAAATAGTATATCAAATTTGCAGATTTCCTCAAAATAATAGTAAAGGACGATATAGTGTGAGAAAATTAATCTTTTCTAAAACTACATTAGTAAAATGCGAATATTATCAATATGGGGAAAGAAATTTAAATAAATTAAATAAAGAAATCACAAAGATGAAATATCAATATCAATATATTGATAATTTGAACTTTGATGATATTAATATTCCAAAATGTGAGATATCATAAAAATTACATTATCAATGTAATTTTTATGATATCAATCTAAATATCACGAATAGATGTTTTCGGATTATTTACTAAATTTTGATTATTTGGCATTTTTACATTTTTTAATTCTTCTAAATGTTCTATTTGCTTCTCCAGTTCTTTCACTTTCATATTTTGATCATTTGTTTGTGTTTCGTGAGGTAAATATTTGAAACTATAATCATTTGGTATATTAATATTAATATCATTTTTTTGTGTATTACTTGGATAGAAGAATATAAATGATATTAAATACAATACACCACTTGCCAATAAAAGGAATATACCAATATAAAATAATCTATTATTTTTTGTAAATAAATCAATAAAATCTTGCAATGTTTCATAATCAAAACTTATTATTTCATAAACTAAATCTAAAATTTCATTTTTTGTATTTGAAAATATATCTGCAATATTTAATTCTGTTATTTTTTTCTCTTTTTCTTCAGTAGATTCTAAACTTTTAATATAATTCTCATCTTCTAACTCTTTCTTCTTTTTTTTGTCTTGTTGTAATTTATCAAAACTAAGATTAAATTTATTTATATCAAATTCATTATTATCATAATAATCATCCATTTATAAATACTTTAGAAAAAAGAATAATAAAATAATTCTTTTTTTAATTTAATAATTTAAAAAATCTGTATAATTTTTAAGTGCATCCACAAGAGTTTCTCTTAAAGCTGCCTCAGTATTGACATCAATAACATTTACTGTTCTAGTTACTTCGGCTGCTGTATTGCCGGATGAATCCGAAACATTGTAAGTTACTGTATAATTACCCATTACCGCAATATTTACATTATTTACTACTACTATATCGGCACTAATATCGGCACCATCATTATCAGATGCAGTTGCCCCCGCATCTGTATATGTTGTATTTATATTATGATTAATATTTGCACTACCATTTAATGTGATTACTGGTGCAACGGTGTCAATAACTTTTACTGTTCTAGTTACTTCGGCTGCTGTATTGCCGGATGAATCCGAAACATTGTAAGTTACTGTATATGTACCAATTGTATTTGTATTTACATTATTTACTACTACTATATTTGCACTAATATCACCGTCAACATTATCAGATGCAGTTGCCCCAGCATCTGTATATGTTGTATTTATATTATGATTAATAATTGCACTACCATTTAATGTGATTACTGGTG